GAAACTTGTTTCTGCTCCTGTTTCTAAAGATGTTGCAAAGCCTTCGTCTACCATTTTACTGCCTCCTTAGTTTTTGTCTACCCTTGGGACTGAGTCCCATTGGGAGTCTTTGGGACTATGTCCCTTGAAGCCATGGTATAGGTTTGTCTGCAAAGGGCAAGCCACTCTTCTTCAATAGCCCTCTTATATCTGGTTCCTCGAACGTATTGAACCTTCCCTTCATACCTAGTCGTGTCTTTGCCTTAGCTGAACCATCTGGTTGTGTCAGCAGGGCACGCTTTATCTCTCCCTTAGCGTCTTTGCTCGTTAGCAGGTAGTACAGTTCATCGAATAGCAGTGGTAAGCGAGTCTTCAACTGTCCTGTAACCATAGGGCCTATAAACTGTTTACCTGTTACTTCATCTTTACTTACGTCTGGATGTGCTGTTAGAATTACATCACAAGGGAGAGTAAAGAAATCTCGAATAGTGATTTCTAGGTAATTCATCTGTAGAACATAATCACTACTCTTACCTGCCCCTGCTTCTGGAATACCACCAGCACGTCCATTTTTACCTAAAACAAAACTCATTACTATCTGACTAAGTGTTGTTAGACTGTCTATGAAGTAGGTGCCGAAGATCTCGAACATACCTTCCTTCTTCAGCCGATGATACTCTTGGTCCCAGTTACGAAATGCTGAGGGACTCTTAGGGTCTTCTGCCTCGAAGCGATTATCGGCTATTAACCACCCTTCCTCTATAGAGTCCCTTAGTACCATTGTACCATTAGGGTCAAAGCTATGTACAAGCACTGGTTTTCTGCAAGTCTCAGCAAGAGTAGTTTTACCAGTTCCAATGTCTCCGTAGATTAAGGCATTGAAGCCTCTTTTCTCTGAGCTCTCCTTATACATCTGTCTGATGTCGTTGATGCTCTTTACTTTCTTTGCCAGTATTTCGTCCAATGTTTCACCTCCTTGTTTTAGTCTACGAAAGACTGCGGTCTGACCTCTTCCACCTTAGGTCTTACAGCAGTTATAGTGTTGCCGCTTATTATGTATTTAGCACTATCCTCTATTTGCTTCCTTGGATCCCAGTGCTCAACGATGTAGCCGAGAGGAACTTGGTCAATGTGCTGTAGAGGATTGGCCCAAGCGATACAGAAGTCGTGGTACTGACAACCGAAGTAGTCTGTGCAAGCAGTAGTGTTTTGCTTGAAACAGCTGAGAGTATGAGCGTCTTCGTCAGACTGCATTAGCTTCTCTATGTCTGTGAAGTAGTCCTCTACCCACTCTACTATATTGACATACCAAGCGTTGAGCATCTCGATGTCCCTTCTTACTGGCACCCTTATGAACTCAGGTGGTTTCTTCTTGAAGAACGCTGTACCGTTTATATAGACTCCGTAGACTTGCTCTTGTGGGAAGATACTGTAGAGAGCATGGTTGTAAGCGTTCGGTTGGATAGCAAGTATCCACTTGTCAATGAACTGTCGTCCAAGGGAAGATGCAGTCTTATGTTCAAGAGAGAAGATTCTCTCGTACTGGTCTTGCAGTATAGAGTCAATCTTGAAATGGATGTTGTACTCCGAGGTAAGTGGAACAGAGCCAGCTACTTCGGTGAACAGTACCTTGCAACCTACGTCTTCGATATTGTACTTCTGGACGTATGCTACTGCAGCCTTGATTGCATTCTGCAGATTCTTAGGGTCATTCTCAGCATCTTCCTGCTCTGTAGTCTCAAGCCAATAGACCTTCTCGAAGGCTTCGATAGCACCAGGCATATCCCTGTATCCTGTTATGAGAAGATGTTCCATCAAAGCGTGCCACGCTGAACCGAAGGTTAGATGGTAGCTTTTCTGTTCCTTCCGCCAACCAAGGATATATCTGTAGAAGGCTCTTCTTGGACAAGCCATGTATTCTTCCAACTTACTACTGTCAAGTACGTCCCAGATGGGATTCTTTACTATCATTGGCATTCCTCCGTTAGGTGCTCAAGCACCTTATTCATCTTTACATATAGGCTGTGATTATAGGTAACAATCGTTTCTATCCCTGCATTCTGTATGACTCTCTGACACATATTACATGGTAGGTCGCTTAGGATTGCTTCGCTGTTCCTCTCTATACCTACGAGGTACATTATACTCCCGAGGCATCGCTCCCTTCCTGCATGGATGATAGCATTAACTTCAGCATGAACAGAACGGCAGAGTTCGTAATTCTGTCCCTTAGGAACATTTAGTTCCTCTCTAAGGCAAGTGGTACAGTTACTGACTCCTCGTGGAGTTCCTGTGTAGCCAGTTGCTACTATCTGGTCGTAGGCTACGATAATGGCTCCATAGTTACGACGGAGACAAGTGCCTCGCTTTGCTACAACATGGGCGAGTTCTAGATAGTATTGACGCTTAGTCGGTCTATCTTGCATTAGAGGCCTCCTCTAACTGTTGTGAAAATTTCACCAAAGCATCGTCGACAGCTTCCATTGGTGTCTTGGTCTCGGTGGAGAATAGACCACGAGTATTATCTGTTCTACCTATATAAGCTCTATATATTTCTTTCATATCACCAGAAGAATACTTATCCCTAACATACTCCATACTAATATGGGTATTTGGTACTGCAGACTCCAACTTCTTCATAGCCTTGTCTAGTTCTCTTTTCATCGTTTGTCTCCTTTACGTTTATAGTTTATCCACTATCCTCACGAAGACAGGGAATCGTGGAACTCTTTTACCTGTTGTCTGATGTTGATACTGTACCTCAGCCCACTTCCCTACGAGCGATTCTCTTTCCTTCCATAGCTCTCTACGTTGGTCAGCTGTTAGACCACTTCCGACAGTGAAGACATTATTATCGCTGATACAGGCGATAGCTCCGAGTGTTCCTTTCTTCTGTCCTGTTATACTTACCTCTTCTATTGTATCTATTATACGGTAAAGGTCATTCTTCTTAGGCTTAAACTTCATCATGCTTGTCGAACGCTTCCGTTCGTAGTAAGCATCCTTATTCCTTAGAACGAATCCCTCGAATCCTTCCTTACAGAATAGATCGAAGTATAGCATTATATCGTCTAAGGACATAGTCTCGAAGTGTCGTATGTTTCTTACGTTTGGTAAGTGGATATTATCAAAGAGAACGTCTTTGAAGTTAAAGCGAGTAGATGTATCTCCATATGCTATAAGGTCGAAGACATGATACTCCATCGAAGTATAGTCATCATGAAGATTTACTGTTCGAGAGACTATGCTTTCTATAGTCTCAAAGGGAGTGCCGTGGATATATAGCTCACCATCGAGCTCAAGCTTATCTATCTTGAGGCTCTCTAGCTGAGCATTTATATGAGGCACACTTAGGATTTCATTCTCCTCTGAAGAGAGTAGCTTCACGTTGCCCTTACCTTCTACTATAGCACGGCACCTTATACCATCTAGCTTTGGCTGAATATAGTAAGGTGCTCTCCACTTTTTCAAGCGACTCTCTTCGAAAGGGTAGCATAGCATGATGCCTTGTCTACTCATTGACCACCTTCCTTTTCTCTTCTGTTGTCCATAGTAGTTCGTTTAGAGCAGTCTTATATCTGTTAAAAGTATCAGATGTAATACGAGCGTCAGCGATATACTCCCTCTTACACTTAGTACAAGTGAGTCTGAGGTACTTAACCATGAAAGTCTCGTTTCCACAGATACATCTGTAAAACATGAGAAGTCTCCTTACCATAATGTTATGGTTTTTAGTTAGTCGAAAAAGAAGGACAGAGGCCCATTGACCCCTGCCCTTGTCGACCAAGCTGTCTATCGCGCCTAGCCAGCTTGCTGCAACTTCGCCAAAAAGGCGGCTTTGTCTTCCTGAGACATTGAGCTCCACTTTGCGAGGATAGCTGCTTGTGGGTCGATGCTGCGAGTTCTCTGAACGCCTGGTTTCCATGCTGCGAGTTCTACTGCAATCTCATCGTCAGTCTTGCCAGCCTCTAAGAGGCTTCTGACAACAGCCTGAGCCCTGATTGTCTGAGCGCTTACGTACGAGGAGAAAACGACATCTTCACCGAACTTCTCTTTTGCTTCGTCGAGGTTCGCGCCGAAGTCGTAGGACCCTGTCCACTCCCTGTCATTCGCCTTTGGTGCCTTTACGTTGATTTCTGTAGCCATACTGTTACCTCCCTTATTAGTTGTTATTCGTGACCCAGCTGGGTCTCGTTTCTGTGCCCATGATAGTATCTATCTTTATCTAGGGCATCATGAACATTGTCTATATGTGTACCTTGTCTAAGATGAGCAGGATTGCAACATAGTCTACTATCACAGCTATGTAAAACAAATAACTTATCA